CGAATCCCCCGCCGTCGAAGGCGCAGGGCAGGAAAGCGTCACCGTCGCAAAATTAATGCCCTGCTTGACGATGTCATCGACCGTATCGGCGGGGAGCGAGGAGTACGCCGTCGAGTCGAGGGCTTCCAGGCTATAGATGCGCCCCGGGCCCACTTGCACATCGAGCGAGGCGGGGGAAGTTGGCGTGCAGGGAAGGCCCCCCACAACGGTGTTCGAGCCGAAGATATCGAGCGAGAGGAGCCCCAGCGCGATCAACGTGTTGCGCTGCGCGTTGAGGAGGTCCGTCTCGAGGGGTACCTGGCCGCTATAGATGATCTGACGGTCCATGCTGACCCCTTACGACCAGGTGCCGACCTGGGACTCGATGAGCCAGGTCTGAGAGCGGCCGGCGCGCAGCCGCAGGTTATTGCCCGCCGCGCTGCTCGAGGCGAGCGAGGCGCCCGCCGCCTTGGTGGCGATTTTATCGGTGCCGCTCGGAGCCACTGTGATGATGCCCGCCTGAAGCGTCGCGAGAAGCGGGGAGCGCCAGCCCGTGGGCACCGCAGAGATCGCCGGTAGGTCGTAGGTGAAGGAAGCGAGCGCTGAGTTGTCTATAACGGCGGCCGTATCACTGAAAATGCCTGTAACCGGGCTCGCCGCGGGCGCTGCGAGTGAATGGCTGAAGATCCCGCTCGAAGGAATGATCGGGGCGCCGGCGTAGGGGGTGATCTCGCTGCTTAAGATGCTCGAGGCGCCGAATGGCACGCTCACGACCCAGAGGCCGACGTAGCCCGAATCCGGCGCCGGCGTCGCCTGCGTTCCGGTTGCGGCCTGTGTTCCTGCCTTTGCGACCAAGGCGATCTGCCCGGCCCGCACGGTGGCCTGCGCCTGACCGGTATTGTTAGGCCCCGTATAGGGGGTCGTGGGATTTGAGGCGTTGTAGTAATCGAGGATCACCGCGTTGGTGTCCGTCGACTGAAAGGTCGCCTCGATCAGGTAATTGATCGAATCGCCGCCTGTGGTCGGCGCCGGCACGGCGAGCGTCGCCGCATCGAGCAGGATCCCCTGCTTTACGATCTGATGCGTGGTATCTGCGGCCAAGGAGGAGTACGCGGTCCCATCCACGTTCTCAAGCGCATAGAGTCGCCCGGGAGCGACCGAGACATTAAGGCCGCTGCCTGGCGTGCAAGCGAGCCCTGCAGCCAATGTCGTCGTCCCGAGAAGATCCTGGATGAGGAACCCTAAGGCCGTCATGACATTCCGATTGGTATTCAGAATGTCGGTCTCGAGCGGGATCGCTCCCAACCAAACGATCACCCTATCGATGGCGAGTACTCCAAGAAGAAAGGTAGAGGAGCGCGTCAGCTCAGGATGCGAGTCCAGAGCGTCGCGCAGGTGGGCCGCACGCTATCGACGGCCGCGTAGATGTCAGCGTCCGCGACGTTTTGCCCCACAAGTCCGATCGAGGCATATTCGAGCTGGCCGCCGACCCGGTAGCCGCCGACTGCAATGCCATAGCCGCCGACATTCGGGATGCCCTTGCCGATCGGCCGGTACGCGGTGATGAAGGCCTGAAGCGGGATCTGGCGCGAGCCGTAGCCGCCCGCCATCCCATAGCCGCAGTTGGGCGCACCGTAGGCGCCTGTGTCCGCGGCGCGTCGCGGCTCGAAAATCGTCGGGGTACGGCCAGTCAAATCCTCGAGGATTTTGACGACCGAACTGCGGGTCACCCGACGGCGGAAGAGGTTGATGCTGATCCGCTGGCTATAGGTCGGATCGCTCTCGCCATTGCGCCGCGTGAGATCGTTCCCGAAGAAGTCATACGCGGTGAGATCGAGGAATCCATCGGTCGTCGTTGCAAGCCGCGTCTGATTCTTGACGTAGGCGATGAGGCCGTAGATCTGGGAGAAGACGGCCGCGAGTCCCGCGATAATCCCTATGTAAAGCGGGGCAAGCCCGAGCGGAAACCAACTCCAGGGGATGAGGCGCTGCAGCCGCGTTTCGATGTCCGATGCGTCGCCCGTGGCCATGATTTTAGTTCACGGTGACCGATGAATATTTGATCACCTGCTTGAGGCCGCTCGGGACGATATCCGCCGTGCCGCCGTTCAAGGTCCAGTTTGTGATGTTGGCGACGCCGGGTGAGGCATCCCAGGCGATCTCCGGGATCTTGCTCCAGGGCAGCGTCTGCCCCTCGGTGAGCGCGTCCATATACGCCTCGATCGCCGCCTGCACGATGGGAGCCACCGCCGCGTGGGTGTAGCCGCTTGCGACAGTGAGCGTCAGGACCACCGCGACATTGAGGATCGTCGGGGCAAAAACGCCGTACGTGGTGGCGATCGGCCGCGTAGCCTCGATTGCATTCGCCGCGGCCGACTGGAAGGAGCTCGGCGGGTCACCGGAGCCATCATCCACGATCACGGTGAAGTAGCCGACCTGGGGCGCACCCGCGTAATCCTCATTCTCGATGAGGCCGCACGTCGCCTTCTGCTGCACGTTCTCAACGGCCGTCCTGATCGCCGCCGGCGTCCCGTCCGAGAGGCTGTCGAGGTAAGCCGGGAAGCGCGCCTTGTACGCAGGATCGAGCTCGGCATCCGCGCCGTTCTCAAAGACCGCTCCGTTGGTCACGGTATCGAATCCCGGGATCGCGACCGCAAAGAGCTCAATGGCGCCCTCGGCGACGTTGCCGACCGAGCCGGCCTGCGTACAGACGACCGTCGCCGTGATGCTCGAGATGCCGGCCGCCGCGCTGTACGTATTTGTCGTCGCGCTGTAGGCGGTCTGCGTCGTATCCGGGATGAGCATGAACTCGACCGACCCGTCGAGCGTCTCAACGATCGCGCCGCCCGTCCAGATCGTGTTCCCATTCGAGTCCGTGCCGCTGCTCATCGCCGCCTGGGCGCTTGCGGCATTGGTCGGCGTGAAGCGCGCGAGCGTCACGGATCCGGAGGACGGCTTGGGCGGCAGCCGGGGGAACTTGAACTGCGCGCCCCAGGAGTCGGCATCCGCCCCGTAGCTCGTCGCAAAACGGGCGAGAGCCGCGGCCTGAAGGCCTAACCCCTGAAGCCACAGCGCAATACCCATCACGCCCTGACCGATCGCGCGCAGGATCGAGCCCACGCTGAAGTCGATCAGCGCCTTGGCCGCCCCCTGCACCGCAGTCGCGAAGTTTGAGAGGATCTGGCTGCCGCTTTGCGTCTGGACCGTCATGGGCTCGTCGGGTTGCTCAGGGTGAAGGTCAGCGCCACCGGCGCGCCCGTCGCGGCATCCTCGTAGGCGATCGAGATCTCATAGGCGGTAATGTCGGTGGCCGTTGGGGTCACTGATATCTGCGGTGCCGGCGTCTGCGAGACCGCCTCCTCCTTGGCGAGTCCCGAGCGGATGCGCGAGGCGATCTCGGCGGCTTGGCCGGGCTGTCCGATGAGCCGCGGCAGCCCCTCCCCGTACGTGGGCTCCCAGATGTAGTCCGGCGGCAGCCCGCGCACTTCGTCGACCGGATTCGTCATGAGGCGCCGCAGCACCCGCTGCTTGCCGCGCTCGGCGCCCGTCACCGCGGCGAGATCGCCCGAGTTGCTCGCGTTGAGGTCCTCCCCCCAGTAATGGTCCAGGTCGGAAAGGCTCACATCGTCACCGTCGGGGTGGCGCTCATACCGCCGCCGGTCTGAACGCCGGTATGGGCGTGCTCGTTGTGCTCATTTCGCATCGTCTGCATGGAGCTCTTCTGATCCGACACATTCCCGCCCGAGCTCGTGATATCCGAGGTCGCGCTGACCTTACCCGTCACGTTGACATCGCCGGTGTGATTCCAGGTCGAGGCCCGAGAGGTGATCGTCCCGTCCCCGTTCATCGTGACCGTCGCGCCCTTGGAGTCGGAGAAGGTCACCGCGCCCGTATTCAAGAGCTTGAAATAAGCTCCTGACTTGTGCACGAGCCAGAACTCGCCCGATTGCACCTCGAGCGGCCGGTTGTCGTTATCGAAAAGCGAGAGCTCCGCGAACCCCGCATCAAGGTCCCCATCGATGAGCTCGACCGAGATCCGCAGCCCGATCGAGGGCGGCGCGTACATGCCCCAGCCGTTGCCCACCCAGAAGGAGGCAAAGGACAGCCAGCCTGTCTGCACGCCGTCGGGCTCAAGCGTCGCGACGACCGAATAATTCGTTGGGTCGTAGCTCGTGACGATGCCGATGCGGCTCGAGGTGCGGGCTCCGGAGGCCCGCAGCCCCTGTAGGCGCATCGCATTCTCAATCGGCCCGCGGCCGATCATGAGGCGCTCGCCGAGCTCGCCGCCTGGTCAAGATCGGGCGTTGAGTTCTGGGCGTCAAAATCCATCGTGAAGCCCTCATCCATGCTCATTCGCCGCGTGATCGCACGCGGGTAGTAGAGCTGATCCCAGGCGGTCCCCGTTCCTTGCACGCGAACCGGGGTCGTCTTTGCGAGCACGACATCGCCCGGCAGCTCCCCGTGCACTTTCATCGCGTGGCTCACGATCTCCCGATACTTGGCCTCGGCGAACGCCTCGACCTGCTGCGCGTTCTTCCCCGCCGGCATCGTGAAGAGGTATTGCTGCGTGGGGCCGAAGGGTGAGGCCCTCCCGGGCTTGATCGAGCGCACGGCACGCGGATAGGAGCGCGTGATCGTGGGACCTAAGAAGCTCGCCGACTGCGCCGTCACCGAGATCCCTTTGGCGACCGTGAGGCTCCGTAAGAAGGTGAGACCGCAGGTGTTCGAGCTCGCCGCCCCCCCGTCCTCGGGCGCCGGCGTGTACGTAATGAGATACGGCGTTGTGGTTGCCGACGGGTCGGGACCAAAGTAGAGCGTCTGGCCCTGCATGTACGCGATAAAGCCGCTTTCGCGCGCGAGCCAGGAGATGAGGTCCCACTCGCTGTTGCTCGTCGTCATGTGCACCGTGGTGCGCAGCGTGTAGGTGCCCACCTGCGAGAGGGCGGGGCTGCCGACGATCGCGCGGGTCGTCGTGATGCTCGTCGCGATTCCATGGCCCGCGGCGATCGCTTGAACGATCTGGCTCGCCGTGCGGTTCGAATACTGCGTCGTGAGCTTCGTGTCGATGAAGACCGCGGTGAGGTCGCGACCTGGAAGCGTCAGCACGCGGGCGGCGAGATCGAGCTCAAGGCTATCGACCCGGCCGTAGATGAGGCTCGTCAACTCACTGGCGGCGGGCTTTGCGGGATTGGCCGGAAAGCCCGCGAGGATCTCGACGAACATCTCTGTCTGGGCGGCGAACCAGTTGAGGTCGTAGGCCGCGGGGAGCTTCGAGATCGCAAAGCTCACCTCGAACGTGTCGGCATCGAAAAACGTGCTCTCGGCTGCTTCCCAGGCGATCCAGCCATCCAAAGGGACACCGCCCACCCGCACGATGGCCCGCGGCGAGCGCACCTGAGCGCTCGGCGCCTGACTACTCCAGGGCACGGCCTACCGCTTTCAGGAAGCGAGGACGCCGCCGGCGTCCGCCGGAACGGCGGGAATCAGAAGATCGGCGCTGCCGCTCACGAAAGGATCGGTGAGGCCGTTCGCCTGTGCGATCGTCGTCCACTCGGTCGGATCCCCGTACTCGCTCGCCGCTAGTGAGAATAGGGTGCCGCCGACCACCGAGACCGTATTGTCGGAGGTGCCGGCGCTTGAGAGGTT